TTACCATCTTTCCTTTCCGATTCTTGATTTCCTCGTATGCAATACTTAGACACTCAGTTACATCAAGGTCTAACTGATGTGCTAGTACGATAATCGTTACTAGCGTGTCACCGATTGCATCTTTCAACGCTGCTTGTGGTTCCGTGAATTTCGTCGGTTTCAAGAGTACGTCTCGAATCTCTCCAACTTCCTCAGTCACACGCATCCACTGTATTTTAGGGTCAGCCTGCTTTAAGTTGCGTTCGTCTGCCCAATGGTTGATTTTATTGATTAGATTATTCATCGTCCACCTCCGCACTCTCGATTTCAAACTCGACATCTTCGAGTAATAAGTTGTTTTGAAAATCTACGAAACATTCGATTGCGTCTGCATCTTCGGGACTGTATATAGACACTTTTTCTAGAAAGTCTTCAATATCCGTGGTGCTAACACCAAACTCTGTGCGTTCGTGAATGATTTTTGTTTCTAAGACCTCATAACATGCAGTGTAGCTAATTTCGTTAGTGGTGTATTTATAATTTTTAATCTTCATCACTCCACCTCTTTCACTTCAACGCCTGGGCAATCAAACACCCAGCCAAAACCAGCTTCTTCTAGCTCTTTGCGGGTAAACGATTGCGTTTTAATCTTCTTATCCACCCAATCTTCACCAAAATACCAATAATCGCCATTTTTTAATACACAATATTTATAGTCAATCCCCTTGATTCTAACCTCGTATTTAGGCTCTTTCTCGACCTCGTAGCCGAACTGGTGCATGTTTGCGAGGGTAGTGATGGCTTTGTTCCTGCCAGTATGGTACATCCAGTATTTGAACTCGTCCCATTTCGTATCAGCCCAGCTTGTAAGATATGCCCAAATATCATCATTTAAGTCATTCTTATGTTCCTCATACCAATCCGCCACACATTGCGACACCACTGGTTTAGGGAAGAACGAATCGTAAAGGTCTTCTGCGTAAGATACGGATCCACCAGATATCCTTGATATTGTCCGTACCGCTTCTTCTCGGCTTATTGCTTCATTTCTATCCATCACATTCCACCATTTCCACTTTATACTTCCTTGCATTGCGATATTTCAATCCCAATCTGTGCATTTCATTAATTGCTTCATTTTTCGTCTGGAAGACATGCTCACTGTCTTCCATATTGTCGTAATATACGATAACCTTGTTATTTCATATCTCTACTAATCTCCTTCCGTTCTCACTGGTTCTTCGAGCGTATACTGGCGTACCATAGTACCCAACAGTGCTAGGGGACACCCCCCAATTGTTTAGCAATTTCACGCTTAGTCCCCGTTGCTAGCAATTCTTCACCCTTATACAGTGCGTATTCCTTTGTTCGCATAGTTCCATCATCCTTGTTAGTAATTCCTCATCTGGTAACTGCTCCAGCGTCAAGATGCGATTGAGCTTCTTTGCGTTGACACCTAGCTTGATTGCCACCGCACCTTTCTTTTGATGCGTGGTATAAAACCAATGTCTAAAATACTCTACACGTTCTAACACCGTTACCTGTTTCTCGTATGGCCTTGGTGCATATTTAATGCCAGCCATGTGATCGTTCCACCGTTTAACCATTATTTGTATCCGAGACCTCCCTAGCCTTCTCATCTAGGAAATCCCAGATAATATGAAATTGATTTTTGACCAAAGTATCATTATTGTATTTTTCACAGACCTTATCGATAGAGACAACTACCCAATCCCAGTATGCAGGGGTGTTAAAACCAACCAATTGCATCATGCGATTGCTTTCCCTCATCCAGTCCGGGACTTCTTTTTCAAAAAATTCGATATAGTTCATAGCTGTTCCACCTTGACATAGATGCCCACAGTATCCGACCAGAACTTTTCAGCAATCTCACTAGCCACTTGTGCATCATCATGCCAATAGCCAAGATTCGTCATGCAGTCCTTAAGTAATTTTTGTAAATTATCCGTATCTGGTTTAGTAGTCTTGTACTGGCCATGAGTCGCTTTTTTGATTTTAGGAAATAGCCATTTCACTGTGAGGCGTATAGGTCCGTCTATCTGCTCTTTTGGAGTGTATGCGCTTAACAACTCAGTGAATAGACTTCTGGCTTCCTTCAAACTTTGAGGCTCATAGAAATGCGGTTTACCATTTCTGACAGTGACTTTCTTTTGCTGATGCGTTGTAGTTGGGATTTTTTTCATCGGAACGAAAAATTCAATCATTTTTCGCCACCTCACCTTGATAATCGATACCGGTCCATTTTCCATTCTCTCTGTCATAGGTAATATATCCAGCCGTTTTGAGCTGGTCCTTTACCCAATTCAAGAGAATCGGTTGATTCGCGATCCATTTCAAAACCTCTGAATCTGAATACCAAAAATCTTGACCCGGTAACGTGTGATAAAGTGGAGGCATTTTTTTACCAATATCTAATTTGACCGAATATGTTTTTTTCTTTCGTGCCATAATTTTTTTACCTTTTTACTCTTTCTTTTTACTTACCACGCTCACGCGCCTAAGTTCAGAGTGAAGGACAGGGTTACAGGGTTACATGGGGGAGTCTTAGGACCCCCATGTTCCTGTACCTGTTCTTCTGAACTCTCAGGGACATTTTCCTAAATATCTCTCCTCACAGAGGGAGATATTCTGTCCCTGGTTTTGTCCCTATTTTTTCCAATTTGTCCCTATTGCTCCAAAGCCGCATGGTTGAGCGATTTCTTAGGGACATTTTCCAATTTGTCCCTTGTCCCTATTAGGCTTTAGGGACATTCGGACATTTTCCAATTTGTCCCTTTTTTGGGACGGACAAAATGGGTTTTTTCTTCCAATTTGTCCCTCCAATTTGTCCCCAATTTGTCCCTGTCCCTTTTTGAATTTTCAGGTATTTTTTTGGTGAATTTTTCCATTTTTCACCTCAAAAATTTCTGAGTTTTTGATCCATCTTCTGATAGTTTTTTCGCTAACAGGTTTATCTTCTGTTGAAAAATATTCCACGACATCGTCAATTGTAACTGGATCCATTCCATCGTCTAACGCTTGAATAGCGTTAACTAGCTTTTCTTTATTTTTTTCTGCTGTCTTCTTCTTCGATTCTGGACCTTTATTTAGGTTCTTTTTCCAAGCTGGGGCGTTATCTTCCAGTTGGATATCAGCCAGCACACCAGTAGTATCCACTTCATGGACTGGGTAGCTGAACCACATATTCACAGGGGCAAATTTGGCGAACTCTCGGAGGGTCCCTTCAACACGCCACGCTGTCGCAATCTCGATAGCGTGGACTGTGGACTGAACTTCATCCAAATAGGGCTTGCGTTTTAGAATGTCTGGGATAGCCTTGTCAAAATGCTGTTGCATTTGATAACGACTTTCCAAATCGTCAAGACTGACATCCTGTTGGTAATAATCGTTAGCCTGTTCTTGCAAGGCTCTTTGGTAAATCTTAGCTGTTGCTTTTTCAGTCCGAGCTTTAACAAGATCGTCGTTAAGCTCTAACTCTACTAAATCAACCAGAGCGTCAGGGTCACGAGCGAACACTCCTGAACCACTAGCACGGTCCATGGATTTCTTGCCACCTTGAGAACCTTTTGAGTGATGGTGGCAGTAGATAACGGCACAACCCAGCTCAGTAGCTACCTTATCGAATTGATTGGTAAAATGGGCCATTTGGTCTGCAGAGTTTTCATCCCCTGTCAGAACCTTATAGATAGGGTCAATAATAACTGCTTGGTAATTCTTCTTAAGGGACCGTCGAATGAGTTTAGGTGCTAACTTATCCATTGGCACGGTCTTTCCCCGAAGGTTCCAGATGTCGATATTGGCGACACTATTAGGTGGCATGCCCATAGCAGCATAAACATCTTTAAAACGGTGAAGAGCTGACGGTCTATCCAACTCTAGATTGACATAGAGAACCTTACCTTGTTCGCACTGCCAGCCGAGCCACTTTCGCCCCTCTGCAATAGCGATTGATAACTCGATGAGAGCAAACGACTTACCAGCTTTTGACGGCCCTGCAATCAGCATCTTATGACCTTGACGCAATACCCCATGGATAAGCTCTGGGGCTAAATCTGGAAGGTGGTCCCACTCGTCTGCTAGTGTTTCAGGATCCGGAAGGTCGTCGTTTAAATCTTCTACCCATTGATACCATTCTTCGTAGTTAGCTTTCCCAAGATTCGTATCAATCAAGAACTGCTTATGCCCATTTCGGATTACTCCAGGCATGCGAGAGAGTCGGCTTGGATTACGGTTTTGGGTATCAATATCAAGTCCATTTTTCTTACAAATCTGATAAATGTAATCGACACGTTTCCGATATTCTTGATAGTCTCTAGCATCCACTCGTACCACTGCATGCAACGACTTGTGCCCAGAGTGTACTAGTGTAGCAATAGGAAGCTCTAACTCTTTAAATAGAGCGTATTGTTTCCCGAGCTCCATGCTGTCCGATTCTACTAGAGCGTATCTGAAATCAGTGACGTTATCGTTCTTGACACCCTTTCCATCCAACGGGTTGAAACGAATCCAGGCGCCAGCTTCTTCCTTGTAGTCTCCAAAAACTGCACCGATATCATCGCCATTACTCTGAAGTTCTTTAATAAGCTCTCCGGCAGTCCTGTCGTAATTGCCTTGAGTTGGCTTATAGATTGGCCCATTCTCTGTTTCAATCGGATAAGTTGATGTGACATAGCCAACGAGGTCTGTCATTTCAAACAATGTTTCGATGTATTTGACAAGATCTTGGACTGGATGCCAATTGATTGGTTCTCGGATTTCCTTTGATTCGACCCAATTTTTATCAACGATTTGATAATCACGATCAATAGTTGAATCCCAGCTAAGTTCGTAGCTTTCGCCTGACTTGTTCATAGGCTCCCAACCATTGTTTTTAGCCATCTGAGTGATGGTAGCTCCAGTCACAGCACCAGAGCCATTATTGTGAAAAGTATCCCATTTAGTGAAGCATTCTCCCTTTTTATAACGGCCATCTGATTGAGACCAAGCGTCCCAATCCATTGCCGTATAACCTTCTTGTTTTAGGGCCATTCCTACGTTTACCCACTCTTGATAAGACAATGTAGAAGGGTCAATATAATCTAAGAGTGGGATTAAATCAAAAGTACCTTCTGACATTTAATCTCCTTTATTCTGGCTGGTATGTAGCTGGAATGATTCCTTTTGGCATTCTCCAGCCGCTTGCAGCAATTCGATTGATCAAATTACTAGCATCTTCAAATTTCCACATGCCGACATTCCGGAAACCACGACCTTCGAGCAATCGGATTTGTTTAGGCGTTGTCAAGCCACTTTCTTTACGCTTATTCAAACGATCCAAGAGCTTACCAGCCTTCCCTGCATTTCCAATTTCCTCAGTATAAATACCGAACTTCTCGAGAGCTTTAAGTTGTTTGTCGGATGGCGGGGCCATTTCCCAACCGAATGATGGGACGTAGTCCGCTAAGTCTTCAGCTTGGATAGACATTTCAAATTGAAGTGGGTCCACTAACTTACGCTTTTTACGGCGCTGTTCAGCCAACTGCTTTGCAAGTGCTTCTTCACGTTCAGCAACGACATCCTTGCTAGCTTGTTCTTCAGCTTCTAACAGACTGAACTCAACTTCTGTATCTTCAGCCATATTTTCAGTCATCTTTTTGGCAACTTCTGGACTGCTAGCAATTAAGTGCGCTGGTCTGCAAAGTTCATGGCGCTCAGTGTGCCATAGGAAATCGAGTAGTAATAGATTTTCCTTTCCTGGTGCAAGACGTGTACCACGTCCCACCATTTGACTATAGAGCGCTCGAACCTTTGTGGGTCTCAACACAACCACGCAGTCTACTGTTGGACAGTCCCACCCCTCAGTTAATAGCATCGAGTTACAGAGGACGTTGTATTTGTCTTTGTCAAAATCCTCCAAAACCTCAGCACGATCCTTGGATTCACCGTTGACCTCAGCCGCCTTAAACCCTTTTGCATTTAAGATGTCACGAAATTTCTGTGAGGTTTTAACTAAGGGCAGAAATACCACTGTCTTTCTATCCTTGCACTGCTTAACCATTTCGTCAGCGATTTGGTCAAGGTATGGGTCTAGGGCTGTTCCGATTTCACTAGCCTTGAAATCTCCGGCTTGTTGACTGACTGTTGATAAGTCAAGTTCAAGAGGGATTGTAATAGCTGTGATTTTCGATAAATACCCTGATTTAATAGCATCTACTAGTGGGTATTCATAAGCCAAACTGTCAAAGTAGCTACCTAAATTTCGCATATCGCCACGGTCGGGAGTGGCTGTAACACCTAAGACGTTGGCATCTTTGAAGTGTTCCAGCACACGTTGATAACCGTCTGAGATAGCATGATGGGCTTCGTCGATGACAATAGTGTCAAAGTGGTTTGACGGGAACTGACTGAGACGTTTCTCACGCTGCATGGTCTGGACAGAGCCTACCACCACACGGAACCATGAGCCGATTGAAGTGTTTTCAGCTTTCTCCAACGCCGTTCCCAATCCTGTAGCCGTCATTAATTTATCACTGGCTTGTTCCAAAAGTTCTGAACGATGAGCGAGAACAAGAACACGTTCTCCCATCTTGACACGGTCTTCTATAATTTTTGAAAAAACAATGGTCTTACCACAGCCAGTGGGTAGGACAAGTAGCGTGCGCTTCCTGCCCTCCTTCCACTCTTGCTGTACCTTAGCCCTTGCCTCTTCTTGGTAAGGTCTAAGTTGCATTAGAATCCTCCGAATCCACCACCGTTAGGGGCTTGTTGAGGTTGTTGGGGTTGTTGATACCCTTGATTTTGCTGAGGAGCCGCTTGGTAGTTAGGCGCTTGTTGTTGAGGAGCTTGTTGTCCACCACCTTGAGAAACATTGGCATTCAACACTTTTGTCCAATCAACACTGTCAGCGTAGATCATTTGTTTGACATCGTTATATACAGTGTCTTTGTATGTGCGGTTTCCGACACGACACACCCCTGTTGAACCTACAACGGTGTTCCAATTCATTTGGAGTGGTTCTCCGTGTTTCTTTTGTCCAATAGCACCGAAGAACGCTGAGAGCATTCCTTCGGTAGATGAGTGCAAGAATAGATTGTGTGTCATTGTTGCAAGACCTTCTTCAGTCTCAACTTGGATTGTGATGATTGCTTTGTTACATGCTGGAAGTTTCCCAGGTTTTTGTGGGTTGGGAGTGTGACGCCCGCGTTCGAAATTTGTTACAGTGAAGACATAATCACCGGGAGTCAGTGTGATAAACTCCTTGCTGTCCTCTTGGATAGTATCATCCCATCCGAATTCACGTTCAAAGTTATTGTTGTAAGTCATGTATAAAATCCTTCCTTATTAAGCCAAAATAGTGATATTGTCTTGATCTTCGAGTCCTGTTTTAGTGTTTGGGTCTAAGATGTTAACGATGACTTTTTCAAGTTCTTGATCAACTTTTTCTTGAAGACCACCTTCGCCGATTTGCGATAGGTCTAATTTGATAGTTTTATCTGTCATGAGTTCCTCCTAAAATTCTGATCCACGGATTTCTTTAACCATTTCAAAGACACGATCCCAAGTAGCTACTAGAGCCCCGTCAATGAATGATTTGTCGTACATTGAGATAGGTGTTTCAACAGGGTAGTAACCTTTTGAAGCTACTGCCTGTTGAAGTTCTTGTTCAGTGACCTGATTGGCAATCATCAAATCACGTAGCGCTGGGTCGATGAATGGTGCTGGTTCTTGGTACTCGCCACGCTCCACCGGTGCAGGATTTTCTGCCACTGTTTCAGACGGTGTCACTTCTTGTTGCGGTACTGGTGCCGGTGCTGGCTGTTCCATTTCTGGTTGTGCGGCAGGTGGTACTGGTTCAGCTTGTGCCTGTTGAACATTAAAGATGTGAGCAATGCCTGCATAATCTAGTGGCAACTTGTTTGGTAAGTTATGACGGTTCTTTGCATCCCAAGCTGGATGGTGCTGTGTATACATGACACGCTGTCCACCTTGTGCTTTCGATTTCTTGGATTTTTCATCAGTCATTACGATTGTTTCGTAGTTACAGAATAGAACCATGTCAGCCCATTCTTTAACCAATGGTGCTGTCTGTGAGCTTGTTTTCTTTCCAAGTTTGAGCTCGTAACGATCATAGCTACCCATTTCATCTGGTTGAGTGAAGGTCTTAATCTGAGCGTGTGCAGTAAGAACAACATTAATTCCTAGATCAATCAATTCGCTTAGACTATTTAGGAAGCGACCAATTTCTTCACGGACGTAGGTATATCCATTACCCCATCCAAAATCTTCGATACCTTTCTTACCATGCTGAGCGCAAACTGACTCAACGGCCAGCGACTCAGCCCAGTCAATCGTATCTATAACCAAAGTCTTGCACGATGTCGGATTTGCTTTGATAAAAGCAATCTCATTTAGCAACATTGTCCAGCTGGACGGCTTATCCAACCGTGCAACATCCATATTGTCTGTCGACCCTTCCGTGTCGATGAAGACAGGGTCGGGAAATTGCGCTGCAAAGCTAGACTTTCCGATGCCCTCAGGGCCGTAGATAACAACCTTCTGAGCTCTGGCTTTAATCCCTCTTGTGATTTGCATTAAAATCCTCCTTGCCATGATGGCGTTTGTGGTGTTTCGGATTTGGCTTCAACTGTTGGCTGATGCGTTTTGTTGTCGATGCTATAACCATCTTCGATGATAATTGAGCATTCATCACCAGTCGATACTCTCGTTGCAATAGCTTGGAGACCTTCATCCTCAAGCCATTTTCCAAATTGGTCCAATGTGATTTGGTCCATTTGTTCGAGCTTGTCGATTAAAACGAAGCCACAATCTGGTTTTAGTTTTCGGACAATTGCGGTCGCTACCATGAGTTGTTGAGATCCCGACATGTTATCCCATTCTTGACCAAGGTAAAGTAACTTCCCATCATCTACAATCAAGCCTTCCAGAGGCAAGTTTGCATTGGTTAATAAGTCACGTTTACTTTTACGAACATCTTCGATTTGAACAGACAACTTGTTATACTGCTCACGTTGAGCCTTGGCATCCTCTTCCGCTTTGTCCTTGTCCAAGTTAGCACGGACTTTAAGGTTAATCTGTTCGATGTTAGCAATATTGCTTTCGATTTCCTCAGTGGATTCATCTACCAAGTCAGTCGCATCTTTATGAGCGATAGCCAAATCATCAGCGAGCTTTTGTAAAATTTCCTGAGCCTCTACCAATTGCTGTGACAGACGGTTGACTTCTGCCACTTTGGCATCATATTGCGCTTGGATTTGACTAGCGTTTTGGCGTTTGCGAGCATTTTCCCCATTCCTGGCTAAAACTTCCTGCTGTTCAGCAATCAAGTCAGCGATAGAGATAAGTTCTTTTGGCGCATCTGGATAGTAAGTCTGTTCTTTGGCGAACTTCTCTTTTTGGTCAGCGATAACACCAATGGCATGACGTTGGTCATACAATTGCTTTTCTTTGATTTCAAGCTCAGCCAACTGCGGCCCAACCCCAATGATTTGTAAGAGCGTATCAGCTTTTTCTTTGGCTGTACTTTCCATAAACTTAGGCAAATTAATAGCCAACTCTTCAACAAAACTGTCAAGCAGTTGTTGTCCACCTTTATTACCCTCTGGATCAATAACCTTAAGCGAACTATTCTTACCTTTGCGTTCAACGACCAAGCCATTTGACATAGTGATCTTGAGCGATGGAGGGATAACAGACCCCTCACGGGTTGCCTTGCTAGGTTTAAAACGATTTCCACCCAAAGCCCAAGCGATAGAATCTAGCACGCTAGTTTTGCCTTGGTTGTTATTTCCACCAATTACCGTTAGACCGGTAGGTGATGGCTCAACCTTAACTGCTTTGATCCGTTTGACGTTTTCAATCTCTAGCTTATTTATTGCGATACTCATTCGTTCCCACCTCCGATGACTAAGCGGCTCTCAGTCACTACTTTTTCAACACTGACGATTTCGGTGTGATTCAACGCATAGAGTAGTAATGAAGTAGCTACATTAGCAATAGTCAAGTCACACTCATTAGCGATTTCAGCGATTTGGTCATAAGCCTCTTTGCTACATCTAACGTGATGATAAGAGGTTTTAGGTTCTTTTTTTACTTCCATTAATTCTCTCCTCTTTCGTTATATTTCTTGAAGCTCAATGTCAAACCTGCGATACCAACAGCGATAACTGCTAGACCAAGAGTTGACATGATGCCCTCTTTCTCACCAGTGTTAGGGAGAACACCACCGTAAACCGTCGTATTTGCCACCTCTTTTGGCTCGGAATCGAGCTTATACGATACTGTGGTAGATTGTGCCGCTTTATCTTTAGGAGCGTCTGCGGGCTTGTTAGGCACTTCTTTTGGTGTCACTGGTTTTTCTGGTGTTGGCTTAGTTGGTTCTTCCGGAATGTGCAATTCTGGCAAGTCAAGGACAGGGGCATCGTTTGGCACTGTGCCACCTTCAAATGGTGGGAGCTCACGTTCTTCTGGAATACCAGGGATACCACCTTGGAACTCTGGCTTATCATGTACTGGGGCTTCATTAGGAACTGTTCCGATTGGCTCAGTATACTCCGGTAATTCTCGCACCTCTGGGATTCCGGGGATACCGCCCTCAAATTCTGGGATGTCAACTTTTGGTGCGTCGTGTGGAATTTCAAAGGTTGGTTCTGGTTTGTTTTCACCGCTTGCGTCACCACGGCCGCCAACCAATTGAACCTTAGATGTTGAGATAGCCCCAGCATCTACCGCTACCAGCGTAGCCTTGTTCGTTGGGTTAGTTGAGTCTTTAACCGCTGACTTCAAACGTGTTTGATAGTCAATGTACATAATGCGGTTGAATTCCTTGAATTTAGCGTCAAATCCGTCTGCTCGGACGTTCCAACTTTCAAGGTAATCCTTAGCTGAATAGTCGATGCCAGTCCACTTAACAGGATCTTCAACAAAGTAGATGTTTTGTGAGCCGTCCACAAATTCTTGATTATCTGACCAAGTATCTTGCAATTTTGCATAATTCAAGACCTGACGAGCTGTATTGAGACGTAGCGTCCAGTTAATGATTTGTGGGTTATCTTTATTTTGGCTACCCCACTTAGATAAGAGCTCATCAGTTGGAAGTGGCCCTTCCTCTGCAATAGTGAATGTCTTAACAGTACCGTCGAAATTGACTGTCACTGGTTTGCCAGACTCAACGACATCAAGCCATTTAGCATCGAACTTGAGCGACATCTTTTTATTCAAAGGGTGCTCAGTGAAATAATTGTTAAATGTTGTAGTAATTACTCGTGTTTGAGCGTCTGCATTGGCTTTACCAACGATGTTCTCGTTGTTGTAAACATCGAAATCAAAGCTGGTTTGCAAACCAATTTCCTTAGGTAGCTCAGTAACCACCTTGTCTCCTTCGTTGACAGCCATGCTATCCGGAAACTCAATATCTTTGTACTCGACCTTGAATGGTGAGTATTTACCAGTGCCATTAGGGAAGTCTACTTGTACGTTAGGGTTTTCGACGGTGATAGTGTCACCCTCTTTGACAACACTTGTAGGTGCTGTTTCGACTGGTTGAGTAGTTTCTGTAGTTGTAGCTGGTGTTTCTGCAATCGGTTGAGATTCTACCGGTGCTGGTGCCAACACTTTTGGTGTTTCAACTGGTGCTACTGTTTCAGACGGTGTCACAGTGACATTTCCAGCGTTGTCAGCCGTATAAACGTTAGACACTGCTGGTTGAGCGTCCACCACTGGCTGTGTTGCTTCGTCCGCTGATACTGACCCTGCACCGATAAGCAATGCTGTAGCAAGTGCGAGCGTGCCACACAAGCCATAGGCTTTGCTTTTAGTGAAAGATGGTTTTGCAATTGTTTGTGAAATCATGGTATAATCTCCTTAGATGTTATTTCTAGCACAGGCCCTTACCTGTGCTTTTTTAGTGCTTCAATCCGCACCCATCGCCCACCGTTTCATGTTTTTTCAATGTTTTATTAGACTTATGAATGGGAAAATTAGGAAAAAAGTAATTTAGTAAAGATTTTTTGGGGAAAGGTATAAATTACACTCCACGGTGAGCCGTGGCTACGGATTGAAGATGGTAATATTATCGGTTTCCGTATTTTGCCAATAGCTCACGCTCACGTTGTTGGCGTGCTTCATATTTGCGTTCGTTTTCCTCGTATGGTGTCCATACTGGCTCAAAGAAATATTCTTGTTGTGGCTGTTTTTTTGACCAAATCCAGTTAAATAGTTTTTTTGGTTTCATTTGTTTATTTCCTTTCGTGGTACAATTGAGTTATCCCAATGAAGGGAGGTGGAATTATGAGCGAACAATTCGATGCATTTAAACAAGCAGCTGACAAGGCACTAACCGAATTTGCGGGCGGTTCTGATGCTATCGTCAAACTTGTTGATGAATTACTCAAAGCCCAAGCAGTTGATCTTGAAACTTCATTCAAGCTTCAAGAAGTTGATAAGCTTAATGCAAAGATTTCTAAACTCGAGAGCCGAGTTGCTGAATTGAATGATCAACTTTCTCGACACGATAAGTAGCTTCATTCAACCGTTTTAAAGTAGAAATGCGCTCTTGCTCAACGCTGGCATAGAATGCTTCTCTAGCTTTAATCCATTCCTCTAGCAATCCGCTAGGGGTTTTTGTTATTTGCCGTGAATACGGCCATCTTGTTGGCCTCATGTTGCATTGTATTTCCTTTCTTCTATTGCCCAACCGCACCAACGAACTAACGAAGCATTTAAATATAGGAGTCATCGTTAATGATATGTTTACGTACTTACCGTCAGCCACTTGGTAGGCTTTTTTGTTGATATTGTTTAAAAAGGATAATTATTTTTGCTCCGTTAGCTCACTGCTACGGTTGGGATATTAGTGCTAGGCAATCTCTTGCCAGTGTGTGTTATTTGAATCTGTTTCTAGTTTTCCATTCGATGAAGGACTTAAAGCCTTCATAGTTAATGAAAACCAGTTTATGTGTTGGGTTGAATACGTAGTCCCGGAAGTCTTTGTTATCCCTCATTTCTCTGATGAGGTTCTTCGCCATTGACTTCCCAAGACCTTCCCACCGTTGCATGAGGTGGTCGTAGTCTCCCCACTCAGCCGTTTCGTTAACTCCGGCTGGTTTGTAGGTGATTTCTTGCATTTACTTTTCCTTTCTAAGTTTTGTATAATAGAGACAATAAAAACGATTGGAGAAGAATTATGATATTTCAAGCAAAAATAAGCTCTTCTGTTTCTAGACCTGTAACCGTTGAAGACAGCTGTCCGATTTGTAAAAAACCAACCAATCCAGACCTAGTAAATTCTTCTTATTTTCCCCTCACAGAAGATGAAACACATTTGGTATTAACATTTAGATGCTTAGGTTGTAAGCACTTCTGGACGGAGGAATTTATAGCTTATGTGATCAACTCATACGACAGAACATACGAAATTAAACACATCAAAGTAATTCCTAATCTTCCAAGCGATATACCTATATCTGACGATGTAGAGATGGTTTCTCCAATCGGCAAGCAAATCTATGTCCAAGCACTGAAAGCCGAGTATGAACAATTAGACCACATTGCAGGTATAGGATATCGAAAGGCACTTGAGTTTTTCGTTAAAGATTTCTCCATCGTTACCAACCCTGATGATGAAGGTAAAATCATTAAAATGTCGCTAAAACAAGTTATCGAAAAATATATTAAGGACGAAGACCTTAAAACATTCGCTCTTGCATCTGCTTATATTGGCAATGACGAAGGTCATTACTACAGAAACAACCCCGACAAAGACTTTACAGACCTAAAGAACTACCTTCATGGAGTTATTCACTACATGGAAATGAAACTCAATTTTCTTGATGCTCAAGAACTTGTGAATCGTTCGAAGAAATCTTAGAATCTAGTTCATCCAACTTCTCAGCTATATATGTCACAGTCCTCAGTATTTCATTGAGGGCTGTTCTTTCTAGTTCATTCATTGTTTGTTCCTTTCATAATTTTAATTTTTTGGTTCAAGTTCTTGAACTTTATAGGCAAAAAAATATTCGGCAATCTCATCTTGTGAGATTTCTAATAGTTCAGCAGCTTTTACAATTTCATCTTGTTTCCACTTTGCTTTACCGTTGATTTTAAACGAAAATGTTGTAGGAGTTAAGCCAATAGCTTTCGCAAAATCTCCTTGAGTCTCATATTTTTCTTTGATGCGACCTTTTAATTTAGCATAGTTAAATCTCATTGAGTTCTCCTTTCTAAGTTCAATCTCTTGAACTTTATGGTTTTATTTTAATCCTTCTCTTTTATTTTGTCAACAGTTTTTGTTCATTTTTTTGAACTTTTTTTAGATTTTTCTTGAACTTTTTTGTTTTCTACTATATAATGAACCCATAAAGGAAAAGGAAAAAAATATGAAAAATACTACTGCTTCACGTTTGCAGCAAATTATGAGCGAACGGAACTTAAAACAAGTTGATATAATTTCTCTTTCGAAAGCTCATCAAAAAGAACTAGGTGTAAAACTCGGAAAGAGCGCTTTGTCTCAGTATATCAATGGGAAATCAACACCAGACCAAGAAAAGTTAGTGTTACTTGCTAGAACGTTGGGAGTGTCTGAAGCGTGGCTCATGGGATACGACGCCCCTATGACCGACGACCCACAACCTAATACCCATGACATCGATGAAATCATCGACAACGCCATGATGTTCGACGGTAAACCGCTGACTGAGGATGACAAGCGGGCTATCCGTGGCATTATTGCAGGTTATATGAGTAGTAAGGGAGAATAGTATGGTAAGTGTCGCTACGAAGTCAAATCCATTTAAAGAAAAGATTGCTGGAGTCAAACTTTTTGAAGCTGACAGCGGTGACGAACTTAGCACATTAAACAACTTATCGAGTTATCCGATAGGCGTGGCGCTGAATTGTTCTATAGATTTCTTTAACATCCAACCCGAAACGAACTACACGCTAGTAGTTACTGCAAATTTCCCAAGTAGAGAGCCTTATCTTGTCCATGCTACAAACGTCTATATACCAAAGTCAAGCATTTTAGCTCCCGATAACGAGGGCTACGGGAAAGCAGCCGGGGATTTTACCTTTGATTTAAATTTGATGGAAAAAGGGGATTTGTTCCTGTTGTTCGCTTTGATAAAAGGTGGCGAGGCTACTGATACATTTTACTGCTACTACTATTTCGGGGGTGGTATGAATGAATAACACTCAAGATATCGAAGTTCCTGAAACAAATGCCACTGCAAGCGCTAGACCGTCTAAGGTGACTTCTATAAACTCTAGCAAAAGAATCAACACCCAAACACCCCATGCAAGTGATATAATGGATTTACAAAATCAAATAGATGAGGTAAGACAAATGGCTATTGACTTGTATCGTGAGCTGGATATTCAAGCGCTGGAGCAAAGATTGGAAAAGAACGAAGAAAACACTCAACATTTCCTTCAACAAACAGCCCAGAGCTTAAATCAAGATAAGACTGAGCTATCTCTTCGCACTGATCAGTTAGGGCGTCGTATTGAAAAAATTGAAAACAAACTAGACGACATGTACGCCAAAAACGAACTGGACTTAAAATTCCAGATGATGGACCAAAAGATTGACGCTAAATTTGATACCTTTGGTCAACGCATGGAAAACATGTTCTTAGCACAAACCAATAGGCAACTCGAGGAACAAGCCAAGAATAGAAAAGAATTCACTTATTGGTTTATTGGTATCCTTGTAGCTCTTGCCGGTATTGCTATTCCTGTCTGGTTCGGCAAATAATATCATCAAGGCTTGAAAATTCAAAATCTTATTGACTGAATGCAAAGGTATGCATCTGATTACACGAAAATACCAGAACTGGTTAAAATGTTTACTTTTTTGTAAAAACATTGACAATAAATAAAACATTTTGTAGACTATTTTTAGTGGAAGACTGATTAAGTTCAGCGCCCTATGGCTTGTGCGTGCGCAAGTGTAAGGGAACAAAACGTCTAAAAAGGGCCAGTTCGTTTGTTGGATTGGCTCTTTTGTTTTTTATAGAAACCGATACGAGGAAGCTATGCCTGAAAAAGAATTACTTGAGCAGTTCAACGTGTCTCTTTGTGAGTTCGACTCTAGCCAGTGGCCACGAGATGGGTTTCTAGACCCTGTTAACCGTGTGGTTTACATCAATAGGGATTTACCCGTCGAAAGACGTTTAAAGGTCCTACTGCACGAATTAGGCCACCTAGAACACGATCCTAAACACTATGAGCGTCTGCGAGAAAAGTATGAGGCTCAAGCTAATAGAGACATGATCCGTGGATTGCTCGAAAACGAATCCCTGGACGACTTCAACTACGTCCACTTTATGGAAAAATATAATCTCACCACTATTTGTGATGAGACTTTTGTAAAAAATGAATATCTAAAACTAAAGGAGATTTAAAAATGTTGAGTAAATGGAAGAATTTGAAACGCTGGCAAAAGTGGGTTGTTGTCATATTAGGTTTGGCTGTACTTGGTAAGTTTTTTGAAATAACTGGTATCGCTCCAGAAACGAAGACAGAACCAGTCAAGACTGTCCAAACGTCTTCTTCTAAGCCAAAAACCAAAACCAAGACTAAAACCAGCAGTAGTTCAGACTTGTCTAACCCTCAACGAGAGGAGAAGGCTTCAAAAGAATCAAGCTCTTCCGAAGAAAAAGAATCTAAAAGCGAAACTAAAGAATCAAGTTCTTCAGATGGCCCTAAAGATGTTACCGCTGATCAAATGGCTAGCTTTATCGAATACTTCCAAAAAGATTTGACAGAAAAAGGTGTAGATATTAGTCAATATGGTTTTTATAATCGTGATACCATTTTGTATATGTCGGTACCTGTTGATTATAAATACTATGACAAAACCGATTTACAAAAATTCGCTGATGGCATGCTTGCCAAAGAACATGAAGCATTTAACGTTTGGGCTGCAATTAACAATGTCAATTATGAGCGCTATCCAATGTTTCACATTAAAGCGGATGATGGCAGTGCTATTGCAAGTCAAAAACTTAATGGAGAAATGAAAGTCAAGGTTAAATAAGACAATAAAAAAAGCCCTATAATCTCCCTCGCCAAAGTTAGATTATAGAGCTTATGAATCACAGAAACAAAAACTCAGGTAAAACAATGAGTCTTTTTTCTGTACCCATTTTACCAAATAATAGGAGATATGACAATGTGGGTAGAAGAATTACCGAATGGAAAATATAAATATTTTGAAAGATACAAGGACACTTACACTGAGAAATGGAGACGGGTATCTGTTACGCTCAACAGTGGCTCAAATCGAGCAAAGAAAGAGGCTCAACGCTTACTGGATGATAAGATAGCTGAAAAGATGGCTGGCTTAAACACTACCGACGCATCATTTAACGATGTGTTGAGCGAGTGGTGGGAATTTCACAAGAAAGGCATTCGAAGGACTTCGATTAGTTCCATGACCAGCAATGTCAGGTATGTCGAAGAGAATTTCGCTGTAGATGTCAAAATAGCAAACATTGATACACACTATATCCAACGCTTTATCAACGATGCCGATGTTCCACGTTCAATCCTTGAGCGTGTTAAATCTATATTGAATCTAACCTTCGATTACGCTTGCACCGTTGGTTACATTCCTAGCAATCCTGCAAGGCAAGCAAAACTTCCCAAGAAACAGCAAACGATGGAAGATTACGACAAGATAAGAAATAAGTTTCTAGAGATAGACACTGAACTACTTCCGCTACTTGCAGAATTACGAAAGCAAAAACGCACTTATAGAAATGCCATCCTTGCAGAGTTTCTCTTTGTCAGCGGTGCTCGAATCGGTGAAGCGGTAGCCCTTGAAACGTGCAATTACAGAAAAGAGGACGGATACCTTGATATTTTTGGCACCCTGGATAGCGTCCAGGGCTACAAGAGAGCAAAAAAGGAACCACCTAAGACCCCAGCAGGCTATCGTAGCAATAAACTAACCAAGCGTGAAATTGAATTACTAGATGAAGCTATACAGATTCGGGATCTAAACAGGTCGCTATCAGACGATTGGGTGACCATGGATAGGGATTATATTTTTGTGACTGACAAGGGCGTACCACTTCAACGAAACTCATTTAACAATTCTATTCAAGCAGCTAACAAGCGACTAGATAAGCCAATTAACAAACCAATATCATCACATATCTTCAGGCATACGCTGGTCAGTTATCTAGCTGAGAATGGCGTCCCGTTAAAGGCTATCATGGATAGAGTTGGGCATGATGACAGTGATACAACGATGAAGATTTATACTCACGTCACCAACAAAATGAAGAATAAGGTAGTTGAAATCATTGATAACTTGCCCCTTTCTTGCCCCTTAGAATAAAAAAAGACCTATCTACCAAGGTTTAAACCTTGATATGATAGGCTTTTTCTTTAAATCTTATTTTACTGTGCGGGAAAGTTAATCGGTTTTTAAATGCGTATATAATAGGAAGAAAACCTATTAAATAAGGATATATGCGTGTAAGATATAGACGGTAAAACTCACAAAAAGTTACTAAAGTTTACACTTATTGCCCCTTATTTGCCCCTTTTTAATATAAAAAACCCCGACTAAAAGTCGAGGGCAGTTCGAGAATTTTTATCGAAAGACGCCAAGTATTCCACTGACTATAGTATCACTTATCTAGGAAAATCACAAATATAAAAAAGAGCTATGAGATAACCTCGTAGCTCTTTGCCTATGATGGATAGACATATTCATCAAAACCAAATAATATTATACCACAAACAAATAAAAAAAGCCCCAGCACAATGCTGAGGCTCGACCACTACCACCATGATGTCCGAACTGTGGTCTGTCGGGAGGCGATATACTCCTTTTATTTTATTTTTGTTCGTGGTCTGTTATTACATATCTGTGCAGTCGTCCAAATACTGGTCTTCAACCCATTGAGCGCTGTCTGGGTGGTTGATTCGAGACCAGCCATTCAATTTCTCATAAACACGGACTCTTGTCCCTGCTGGAAGGAACTCTTTATCTTGGCTATCGATGCGAGGGCCGGCTTCAACGTAGTAGTCAGTGGTAAGAGTGCCTTCATAATAAGGCTTGTCTGACTTCTCTAAGCGGGTATTAACATCTAATTCACGCTCAAATTCGCTTTGGGCTGGTGCAGGGAGAGGTGTTCCACTCTCACGGAAGACAATTTCACGAGGACGACCGTTTAGATCCCAGATATAATTATAGTCGTTTTCAGTCACACCGTCCATGCCATAGTTGCAGTGAATAGCTGTGCTATCGCTAGTCATGATAAGTACGTGCCCAAATGCACCGAGAGAGCTTGAGCCGTCACGAGGTGCCCAAATAACGACATCTCCACGTTGGCCATCAAACGTGCCATCTACAGCGTCAAACACCTTCGCATAGCCA